ATTAATATTGATGACTTCCGTTCATGGTCTTCAAAGAAATTTGCTGACAAGAATAGTTTTATCCTTATTTCAAATGAGGGCAATACCGAAGTAACACCAGCAACTATTCAGGGCAAGATAGATCAGCACAAACCAGATATAGTTATCCTTGATTACCATCAGCTGTTTAATGATAATAAAAGAAGTAACTCTGAAGTTGAAAGAAACAGAAATGTTTCTCGTGAGTTTAAGATGCTTGCAGTCTCAAACAATATTCCTATTATTGATATCACAGCAGCGACTGCGGATGATGTTTCGGATCAGGACAACCCTCCAATGATGTCTCAGGTGGCTTGGTCAAAGGCTATTGAGTATGATGCTGATATGGCTATGGCTGTTCATAGATATCCAGGCACTAATATGATTGAGATTGTCTCACGTAAAAATCGACATGGACATGAATTTGGTTTATACTTAGATTGGGATATCAACAGGGGTATCGTCAAAGAAATTTATGAGAATCCTTTCCAAAATAATGAATCACAAACCGATAAAAAGATTCCAAGTTAGAGTTGAATTTTTAGATGACTCTGATATGGTTCGCATTAAGCATCAATATGAAAGCATGCTTACGCACCAGATGAGAGACAAAGGGTATCTTAGGGTACTTGACATAGACACCAACTTTTCGGTAGAATTTGATGGCACAACATGGATGTTCTTAATGACACTCTATGGCACTTACGTAGGAAAGAAGAAGGCATGGCGGCACGAAGCAATTACGCAAGGAAAGCTGATACCACGCAATACTCTAAGCAACATATAAAGGCAATTGTAAAGAGCCTTGGCTTACAGGTAGCTGGTGAAACAGACATAGAGGTTTCTTTTTACTGCCCATTTCATTCCAACCGACACAGCGCAAGTTGTAGTATTAGTAAAACAACTGGGGCATGGCTATGCTTTAATCCATCGTGTGGTGAAACTGGATCATTAATAGAACTAGTTAAAAGAGTTTTGCATAAGAATGACTTTGAGGCCATGAGATATGTCTATTCAAAAGAAGCGGAGACATTAGAAAACTTTGATGATCTTCTAAACGATATTCTAGAAGACAAGCCAGACTTCGTAGAGTTTCCAGAAGAGATACTAAAGAATCTATATAATGATTTAGTTGCAAGCAAAGAAGCACAAGACTACTTTAAGTCTAGAGGAATCGATATGTCTTCAATTGCCCATTTCTCTTTAGGCTATTCTCCAAAGCAGGATATGGTAACAGTTCCAGTACATAGCCCAGACGGACTTGCAGTAGGCATCGTAGGCAGATCTATTTCAGAAAAGAAATTTAAAAACAGTACCAACCTCCCCAGAAGCAAGACTATGTTTAACATTCACCGTGCTAAAAAAATAGGTGACAATGTTATTATTGTAGAGTCTAGCTTTGATGCAATCCGTGTTCATCAGGCGGGATTCCCCAATGTTATTGCAACACTTGGCGGGCATATATCCACAGAAAATATTGCATTAATAAATAGATATTTTAATAAAGTTACTTTAATGACTGATGCTGACCACGCTGGTCGTGAGCTTGCCAATAGCATTGCCTCTAGATTAAAGAATAAAGACCTCTTGTGGGCTTCGTATGAATATGGTAAGATATATCCACATGATGCAAAAGATGCTGGCGATTTGACCGAAGAGGAAATTAAAGCCTGTATTAAAAACGCAGTTTCCAATATTGAATATCAATCTTGGACCCATCAAAAATAATAAACAGATGGATTTATACCATCAACTACAAGGGAGAAACATATGGGAATAGTAAAAGGTCTAAAAGATCTTAATAAAGTTATGGACAAACCACAATCAAGTGGTGGCGAAGGCACAAAGGGTCGCTGGGTAAAGCTAGAGGATGCAGAAAGCGTAAAGATTCGTTTCTTGCAGGAACTAGATCCAGACTCACCAACATACAACGAAAAGGCTGGTCTTGGATTTATTGCTGTAGAGCACACAAATCCAAAAGATTATCGCCGTAAGGGTCTTTGCACAATGGAAGACCAAGGCAAGTGCTACGGATGTGAACAACACCGTAAAGATTACAAGGCGGGATGGAAGGGTCGTTCACGACTTTACATTAATGTTCTTGTTGACGATGGCAAGGAAGATCCATATGTGGCTATTCTTTCTCAGGGGTCAAGCGGTAAAACAATTACTCCAACACTAATTGAATATGCTGGCGAAATGGGAAGCATCACTAATCTGATGTGGCGTGTTAAGCGTTCTGGAACAAAGACAGACACAAGTTACACAATCATTCCTTTAGCAAAAGATGAGGCGCCATTCGATGCTTCGTCGCTAGAACTGTTTGAGCTTGAAACAGCAGCAGTTCGTGACATGCCTTACACAGAACAGGAAGCTTTCTTTGCTGGTGAAAGTACTCATTCAGATGAGCCTTCAGCCACAAGTAGCAACTTAGACTGGTAAATAATTAAATACCAGGGGCAGTCTATTGACTGCCCCTGAGTTATTTAGTAGAATGCTTATATGAACACATACGAGATACCAGATCCTTTTGATACTTTTGTGGCGCACAAGTATAAGGATTACAAAGGAATGCTTTACGACTTCTTTGCAAGAGAATGGTATTTAAAAACTGCATGTTGTGGAGAAGAGCTTTACGCACCAAACAAAAAGACTATGACTAAGATAAGACTTTATCATACAAGAAATGAATGCATGGGCGGATATTAATGAGCTTTACACACCTACATGTTCATTCATACTATTCATTAATGGATGGACTAAATTCACCTAAAGAATTATGCCAATCGGCGTTAGATGCTGGGCAAACTGCGATTGCAATTACAGACCATGGTACTCTCTCATCACATAGAGATATGCAAATTGCCGCAAAGGAAACTGGCATTAAGCCAATTCTTGGTGTTGAGGCGTACATTTCTCCAACAGATAGGTTTGATAGATCCTCTAAAACGGATAAGTCTATTCAGGCCTATAACCATATTATTTTGCTAGCGAAAAATAAAAAGGGGTTGGAGAATATAAATATTCTGCAAGAGCTTGCTTGGAACGAAGGCTTTTATCATAAGCCTAGAATTGACAGAGAGGTTTTAAAAGAATATGCGGAAGGTATTATTGTCCTTAGCGGATGCCTTAATGGTCTTATTAGTAAGTGCATCGAAAAAGGCGAATTGGGAGAAGCAAGGCTTATACTCAAAGACTTTAAGCAAACTTTTCAAGAAGATTTTTATGTGGAGGTTCAATCTCATAATCCGCCAGAAATAAATGCTGCTCTTCTTGATCTTGCTGACGAGCTTAAAATTAAGGCGGTGGCAACTGGAGACGCTCACTTTGCTAAAGAAGAAGATAGAATACTAGAAGAAGCATTACTTATTCTCTCTACATCTCCAAAAGCTGACAAGGATATGGATTTTGATATGTCTAGAAATATGAAGGACATGTTAGATAGATTTAACTATCTTTATCCTGATCGAAGAATCTCATTTCAAGATATGAATTTATTTATTCAGAGCCGTTCTGAAATAGAGGCAGACTTTAATAAGGCTGGAATTAATCGAACAGACATCTATGACAATACAATGGAAATTGCTGATAAGGTTGGAGATTATGACTTCTATCAGGGCCTAGACCTCCTGCCAGTCCCAAAAACTGATGCTGATGAAAGACTAAGAGAGTTGGCTGAAAAGGGCTTAGAGAGGCTTCAGAAGGCTTCAGACCCTATTTATACGGACAGGCTTAACGAAGAGCTTGGGATTATTGCCAAGAAAAATTTTGCTTCGTACTTCCTTGTTGTTGGAGATATGATTAATTGGGCTAAAGAAAATAATATTATGGTTGGGCCTGGGCGTGGTTCTGCCGCTGGATCTTTAGTTTGTTATACATTAGGAATTACTGATGTGGATCCAATTAAGTACGACCTACTGTTCTTTAGATTTATTAATGAAGAGCGTAATGACTTTCCAGATATTGATACTGACTTTGAAGACCGCAGAAGAAAAGAAGTTAAAGATTATTTAAAGAAAAGGTTCAAGCACGTTGCTTCTATTTCTACATACACTTATTTTAAAGATAAGGGTGTTGTTAGAGATGCTGCTCGTGTATTTATGGTTCCTCTTCAAGAAGTTAATCGTGCACTAAAATCTGTAGATACATTTGAAGACTTTATAGATTCTCCAAATACAAAAGAATTTAGAATGCGCTACCCAGAAGTTGTTTGGCTTGCCGATAGACTTCGTGGAAGAATCAGATCAGTAGGCGTACACGCTGCTGGTGTAGTTGTTGCAAAAGATGATTTAAGAAAGTTTGCACCAGTTGAATCTCGTGAAGACTCTCAAGATAAAGTATCAGGAAGAATTCCAGTCGTCGCATACGATATGGATACGGTTGCAGATATAGGTCTTATTAAGCTAGATGCACTAGGTCTTAAGACTTTATCTGTGATCTCTGATACATTAAAGTCAATTAAAGATAGGCATGGCAAGACAATCAATCTTTCCGAAATGACTATGGATGACGCCAATGTTTACAAGATGCTAAACGACGGGTATACAAAGGGTGTATTCCAAGCAGAAGCAACTCCATACACAAACCTTTTGATTAAAATGGGTATAGACAAGTTTGAAGATCTTGCTGCTTCTAATGCACTTGTTCGTCCTGGTGCGATGAATACAGTAGGTGCAGCGTACATTAGCCGAAAGAATGGCAATGAAGCTGTGGACTATATGCACACAATCATGAAGCCTTTTACCGAGAACACATATGGTGTTATCATATATCAAGAGCAAGTTATGCAGGCATGCGTACACTTGGGCGGCATGACTTGGGCAGAGGCTGATAAGGTCCGCAAGATTATTGGAAAGAAAAAAGATGCAAAAGAATTTGACCAATTCAAGGATAAGTTTATTGCTGGGGCTTCAGAACACATTACTAAGAAAAAAGCCGAAGCGCTATGGCATGATTTTGAAGCGCATGCTGGTTATTCTTTTAACCGCTCCCATGCTGTTGCTTACTCTATGCTTAGTTATTATACTGCTTGGCTTAAGTTTTATTACCCACTTGAGTTCATGTTTTCAATTCTTAAAAATGAAAATGACAAAGACGCAAGAACAGAATATTTAATTGAGTCAAAAAGACTTGGGCTAAAGGTACTGCTACCTCATATCAATGAGTCCCAGGTTTACTTTTCTTTACAAGATAATGCAATTAGATTTGGATTGGCTGAAGTAAAGTTTATTTCAGACAGCATTGCAAACAAAATAATAGAAAGAAGACCGTTCAGTGACTATGCTGACTTTATTGATAAGGCATCGAAAAAGGGTTCTGGCATTAATAGCCGTGCTATTGCTGCTCTTAACTCCATCGGCGGTGCTGCGTTTACTGATAACAAAAGGCAAGGAAATGAAAAAGACAATTACTACGAATACTTAGGTATTCCAACATTTAATCTTGAAGGAATCCCTCCAAGGATTAAAGCTCAGGCAAGACCAATTGAAGAGTTTGATGACCTTGGTTCATTTGTAATGTTTGGAATGGTGAAGTCAATCAAGCGTGGAAATGGGTGGGCAAGAGTAGAGCTTGTAGATGAAACTGGGTCCGTTGGATTATTCCATACCGAGCAAACTCAAATTGAAACTGGTCAGATGTACTTTGTTTTGGTCGGAGATAATAGAATATCCAGATACATTAAGGTATCAGATATTAATCCAGACTCCAATGATTTATTTGTAGACTATTTATATAGAAAGAGCTACGATCTTGAAGAAGACGAGTACATTGTGGTAAACTTTACACCTTATACAACAAAGGCTGGAAAGCAAATGAGCCACATTGTGTTGTCAGATAGAGACAAAAAGTTAACAAGAGCAATTGCTTTCCCAGCAATGTATAAAATGACTTTAGCAAAAATGCGAGAAGGAATGAAATGCAAGGTGACGTTAGCTAAACTAGATGACGGAACGCTAAATATCAAGGAGATAAGATGACAGAAGACATTAAAGTGAGCACAGCAGAGGATATATTTGGTGCCCTTAGCGTACCAAAGATTTTAATTGCGGCACTAGAGACGCTTGGCACAATCACAGTGTCCACAGATTTATTTATGAATGCTGCAACAGATGACCAAGAGCTTAAGGTTGATTACAATTCAGATGATCAGACATTTACATTTACGCTAAAAGGAAAAAATGAATCAGGGTTCAATAACGACCAGCTCATTACAGACTTCGAGTAAAGGTGAGATGGTACTAGTCACAGACTATGGGCTAGACGTACTTGCAGCATTATTGCACGAGACTGCAATTGAAAAGGGGTTTTGGGATAAGCCAAAAAACTTTGACGTATTTGGAAACAAGTTGGCTTTAATACACTCTGAGGTAACTGAAGTTCTTGAAGCTATAAGAAAGAATAAAGGGTCTGAAGAAATCGTAGAAGAGATGGTTGACATCTTAATTAGAACTCTTGACCTATACGCATCAATGCGTAACGGTGGTTTTGTAGAACATAGTTTAGATGAAGTTTTATTTAAAAAAATGGAAATTAATAAAGAAAGGCCAAAGCTTCACGGCAATTTATTTTAATGATATAATTGTATAAAAGAAAGAGAATAAATGACTATAGCGATAGACGATATCCTAGCAGCACTAGATCCAAAAACAAGAGCAAGAGTTAAAGCAGCACAAGACGTAAAAGTAGAAAAGCAAAAGACGCCAAGCATTGGCCTTAACATGGCCTTAAAAGGTGGGCTTGGCTACGGAAGACAGGTTCTTGTTTGGGGCAATAAGTCAGCGGGAAAATCTTCATTCTGTTTACAGATGATTGCGATTGCACAAAAAGAAGGTAAGACTTGTGCATGGATTGATGCTGAAGCATCCTACGATCAGGCTTGGGCAGAGATGCTTGGAGTAGATTCGTCTTCCCTTATCTACTCACCAGCTAAAACAGTTAATGATATGGTCGATGTTGCTACCAAGCTAATGGATGCAGGTGTTGATATTATTGTAGTTGATTCTATATCAGCATTACTACCAGCTATTTATTTTGAAAAAGATGGAAATGAAATGAAAGATTTGCAAGACACAAAGCAAATCGGCGCTGAAGCAAAGGATATGACTCACGCAGTCAAGATGTTAAACTATGCAAACAAGAACACATTATTGGTACTCATCTCACAACAGAGAAATCAGTTTGGATCTATGCATGCCTCCCACATACCGACAGGAGGAATGGCAGTCAAGTTCTTCTCTTCCACCGTCATTAAGCTTTGGTCTTCTGAGGCTGAAGCTAATGCTATCAAAGCTGGTGTTAAAGTTGGTGACAAGATTATTGAACAAAGAGTTGGCAGACCAGTCAATTGGATTATTGATTACAACAAACTCGGCCCCCCTAACCTATCTGGACAATACGACTTCTACTATCAAGGAGAATCGCTTGGAGTAGATTTAGTTGGAGAAACTTTAGATGTTGCTGAGATGGTTGGAGCAATCGAAAAGGGCGGAGCTTGGTACACAGTTAATGGAGAAAGACTTCAAGGACGTGCAAAGGCAGTTAACTATTTAAGAGACAACCCAGATGTTGTTGATAAGTTAATCAAGGACATTGATGCCAAATCTTAATGAATTTTTAAAGAAAGATGAGCCAGAAGAAATCAACTCTACATTTGAAACTCTTCAAGGAATTAAGCCATGCTCTAAATGTGATATTGATGTAGATGGCGGGTTGTGGGATCCTGTAAATTTAATAATGAAATGGACTTGTTCACAAGGACATGAGTCAGTACATAGGTTGGGATAAAATGTCATACGAAAATATAGAAAAGATAATAATTGCTCCTCAAATAGTTGTGTACAAAAACATATTTAAATATAGCCAAGAGCTAATTGATCTGTTGGAAGAAGACAACGTAGATTCTATTCTTGATCCCTGGAGGGATTGGTATGAGCAGGGCCAAAGAAGAGGGATGCTATTTGATAGTGGCCTCAGTTTAGACTCAGGCACTGATATCGCAATTAAAGAAAAAAAGTATTTAAAAGAAATTTATGATATAACTGAATTTATAAATAAAGATTACTTTAAAGAATTTAAAGAGTCTGGAACTTGGCCAGACTTCATATTAAATTGGGACAAGCTAAACTCTATTGAGAAGTCCATACATGTGGATTACTTTAAATATGAGTATGAAAAAGAAAAGAAGTTCAATGGACCACCAGATAAGCTTATGATGGCCTATCATATTGATGAGCTTCCGATACCAAACGAAATTAAATTTAGAAGGCACGTAGCAACAATAAACTTTTATTTAAATAATAGTTATGACGGTGGAGAAATTTGTGTCTATGATGATATTTCTAAAAAAAGCTATAAGTATAAGCCAATGCCAGGTGATGCAGTAATAATGCCATCAACTGAGCCGTTTTATCATGGAGTAAAACAATACTTTAATGCCAATCGATATTTTGCAAGAACATTTTTAGATTATGTTTCAGATAAAAATATAGTGTGGGAAAGCAAATATACTGTAGAGTCTGATGGCATAATGACTGAATCAGAGTATGTCGATAAAGATATGCAGCTGATAAGGATATCTACTGATGAAATTGCAGTTGAGAGTGGGAATTAATGTCAGAGCGATCAGAAATAAAAAGGGATGGCGCCAAAGGCCAAAAGAATTCAGGTCGTGGAGATTATCAAAAAGGAGATGCCGTCTGGCATAATTTTGTTGTAGATTATAAAGAATACTCAAAGTCTATATCTATATCTAAATCAATGTGGTCAAAGATATGTACTGACACATTTAAGGTGAGTAGGGACAAAAGCCCAGTACTAAAGCTAGTGCTTGGCTCAGACGGATCAAAGACAAGGCTTGCAGTAATAGAGTGGGCAATGCTAGAGCAACTAATAGAATGTTGGGAGACAAACAATGTACACGATTAATGCATACAGAGACAACCACAGGGACCTATCAGCAAAAATAAGACAGTTGCCCCCAAAGAGAGACTGGATGCACTCCGTTACATATAACTGTACTCCAATAATGGCAGCAAACTCTCTTGGGTATGGAATTTATTTTGACCAAGATATTTCATTTGTCTGGGACGGAGATAGAAAGAACCCAGCGAAAGCGATACTTGGAAGTGAACATGTATGGTCTGGCAGAGGAGAGGGAACCGTAAGTTTCAACACTAATTTAATATTTAGAACAGACCCAGATGTAAGCATACTTACTATGCCAGTACCAAATCAATTCATTGAAGGTGCTGAAGTTATAACAACTGTTTTATCATCATCTATATTTACAGGATCATTTCCAATTGTATGGAAGCTTCACGAAGCAAACAAAGAATATTTTGTAAAGGCTGGAACAGATGTAGCATGCATACTACCAGTATCAATTGCACAATTTCAAGACTCTAACATTAATGTTTTGAATGAGGTCTACCCCTCAGATAAAAGAATTCAAGACACTCAAGACTACTTAGATGAAATTCAAAGAGCAGTGTCAGCAGATAAGCCAAGGCTAAAGATGTACAAAAAAGCAATAGATCATAAGGGAAACAAGATAGGGAAACATGAGGTTGACAATCTAAAGATGAACGTAACTGAGTTTGAGGGCAATTTAAAATGACTATGTTTTTATTTGGATTAATGGTAGGATTTATTATTGGGTATCCAGTCGGACTATTCATTGACAAGTGGGACAAGAGGATTAAAAATGGCGGAAGATAAAAACACACTTCAATTAATTAGTGATATAACAGAGTTCAACGACCTGCATGAGTATATGCAGGATGAGCACTTAGACAAAGCATTGGCTATTGTTGTAAAGCTATTGATGACACCAGATGTCCCATCAGCAAAAGCTCCTGTGCTTATTATGGAACTTCAAGCAATGTCCACCAAGTTTGCCGTAATGTCTTCTGTGTATTCAACTATCGCTAAAGATAAAGCGGGAACTGTAAATAACAACAAGAAGAACGTTTACTATTCAGTAAAGGAGTCCATAGACAAACTTGTAGATGCACTTAAGTATGTCGTTAGGTACAACTCATAAATGGCCAGAGATATTGTAAAGAATCTTAAGTTTAAAAAGCATACTGGAAAGTTCTTTGATCCAGAAAAGTTTGCCTCATTACTTGACGAGTCATATCGCAATACCAAGAGAGCAGACGGACAGATGACAAAGAAGTCATTTAGCCCAAGCTCACTTGGTTATGGACATGGAACGTGTCCCAGATATTGGTACATGGCATTTTCTGGTGCAGTATTTATTGATGATAATGATGCCGTTGCAGTTGCAAATATGGCACAGGGAACTCAAGCCCACGAAAGACTTCAAAAACTTATTGCCACTATGCCAGAATGGAGAGCAGAAGAAGAAGAAATTATTAATGAGTATCCTCCAATTAGAGGCTTTATAGATTTAATTATGGAGTATGATGGCGAGACTGTAATTGGTGAAATCAAAACGGCAAAGCAAGAAGTTTGGGATACAAGACAATCAGAGATGAAGTCATCAGCAAACCATATGCTTCAGCTATTAACCTATATGAAATTAAAAAATGCCAAAGAGGGATTTTTCCTGTATGAAAACAAGAACACTCAAGAGATATTGATTATTCCAATTTCAATGAATGAAAAGAATAAAGCGATTATTGAAGAAGCATTTGCTTGGATGGAGCAGGTCTGGGATAACTTTCAAAATGGAGACCTACCAGTAAGACCAGAAGGATCAACCAAGTCTAAGATGCCTTGCACATATTGTCCAGTCAAGAAGGCCTGTTATGACAAATCAGGTCCAATCGGTACTGTTGAAATAGATCTTTATAAGGTTCCAAAAATATGATTTGTGCCAATACAGAATGCGCTAAAGACTTTGACTCCAAGACACACAACCAGAAGTATTGTTCTGACGAGTGCTGCAGGGTTGCAACAAACAAAAGAATTATGCAAAAGTATTATGAGAAAAAAGCAATTAAAAAGGGTGCAGTAAGGCTCTGCAAAAAATGCAAGGCTCAGCTTAGCAGGTATAACTCTGAGGACATATGTTCTTCTTGCGTAAAAGAAACAAATTTAAAATCAAGAAAGCTTTTGAAAGACATTGTAGATGAAATTAGCTAGCCTAATAAAGACAAAAGCAAATAGGGTTTTAGGCATAGATGCCTCAACTAACTCTATAGCTTTTTGTTTAATGGAGGATGATGTTCCTCTTAAATGGGGAAAGATTAATCTTGTAGGCGAAGATATATATGAAAAAATTCACGACGCTAAAAATAAAATGGCCATGATGTTAGATGAACTTAAGAGTGATTATATTGCTGTTGAAGGTGCCATACTTGTCAGATCACCTGATGCTGTGATAAAATTGTCCTATGTCTATGGAGTTGTTATTGCTGAGCTTATGTCTACTGGTGCTAAGGTTATTACTATTAGTCCATCCTCGTGGCAGGCGTACATTGGCAACAAAAATCCTACGAAGGATGAGAAGTCTGCAATAAGATTGGCTAATCCAGGCTATGCTGAATCTTGGTATAAAAATCAGTTAAGAAATATGAGAAAGCAAAGAACTGCTGACTACTTTAATAAGAAATATGGTTTAGAAATTATAGATTTTGATGTTGCGGATAGCTTTGGGATTGCACACTATAGCAACCAGGTACTTACTAAGCGATGAAACTTTATCAAAGTAAAGATTGGCTATATAGGAGATACATAGTTCAAAAGAAAACAGTTACAGAAATAGGTAAAGAGTGCGGGGTCTCTGCTATGACTATACAGAGATATTTACAAGAGTTTGGATTGTTGAGAAAAAAATGAGCGAGTACCCAAATAAAGATGGTGGATATCAGGCTTGGATAACAGACCTTCAGTTAATTGCAACAGATGCTCCTTCTGGCCACAAGATCATTAGAGAGTGTTTAGAGATTGCAGAGATGCTTATAAAGAAAAATATCTCATATGGAAACTCAGCACTAGATCCAATTCGTATATTTTCAAAGGCGGACTCAACAGAACAGATTCGTGTCCGCATTGATGATAAATTAAATAGAATTCAAAACGATAAAGCATTCCCTGGCGATAATGATATTGATGATCTAATTGGATACCTAATACTTCTTAAAATTGCCAACAAGTCTTAGTCAACTAAAACGTGGTATAATTTAATTATGAGCGAAATAGAGCCAGCGGTACATTTTGACCGCATGAATAAGGTTGTGGAAGAACTTCTAAAGGGAAATTCTGCAACACAGATAGCAACACTCACTGGTTTCTCTAGAAAAGAAGTCCTGGAATATGTTGACGAATGGAAGTCTGTAGTCCATAATGATAGCAATATCCGTGACCGTGCTCGTGAAGCTATCTCTGGAGCAGATCAGCACTATGCGATGCTAATTAAAGAAGCCTGGAAGACTGTAGAAGATGCGGACACCCAGGGGCAGCTAAGCGTGAAAGCGAGTGCCCTAAAGCTTATTGCAGATATTGAAACCAAAAGAATAGCAATGCTTCAGTCAGTGGGAGTATTAGAGAATACACAAATAGCATCTCAGATTGCCGAGACAGAACGTAAACAAGAAGTTTTAGTTGGAATTTTAAAAGAAGTTACTGCTGGTTGCCCTAAATGTAAAATGGATGTTGCAAAGAGGCTATCTCAGATTACTGGCATAGTTGAGTCAGTAAATATTCACGACGCAGAAGTGATAACCAATGTTCAATAAAGATTTATTTGAAAAAATTGGCGAAGACATATATGTATATCGTAATTTCATGAGCCCCGAAGAATCTGACTCGGTAACACTGTACCTAGATAGCCTCCCCCCAGAAGACTACTGGCAGCCGCACCCTGAGAAAAGGTTTAAGGTAATAGAAGAAAAGGGCGTTGAGAGTTTGCAAGAAATTAGATCTAGGATTCAATCTCTTCTACACGACGGGTATTTTGTTGGCACAAATATTCATCCTCACAAATTATTACAAGGTACTAAAAGATATGCACATTCTGACAACTCAGAGTTTCTAGAGGCATCAAAGGCCTCAGCACTTTATGTTGATGGCGAAGAGTTCGACTACGCAGACGGCATTGACATGGGAATGTATATATTCTTTAATGATTTTGAAGGCGGAGAATTTTACTATGAGGATCAAGACATTGTATACAAGCCATTGAAAGGCGACCTGATATTCCATAGTCCAGAAGATCATTGCAAACATTCAACTAAAGAAGTTTTAAGTGAAAAGTATTATGCTTGGCCAAATCATATATACCACATGATAAAGGTTCCAAAAGGATATGTTCCATCTGGCCACCCTCTAACTAATTCAATGGGGAGGTAGCATGTCATTTGATTTCTCAGATTTAATTGATATATTAGACGGTGAAGAGTTTGAAGAAAAGCCAGTCGATCTTCGCACATTTGTAAATGACCCAAATTATTTAGGTCTACCTCCACTCTCTGATTATCAGTATACTTTGATTGAAAAAAGCTCACAGATATATAAAGAAACAACACTAAAAAAATTATTTGGAGACGAAGAGGGATCTATTAGATTTAAGCAAACGGCAAACGAAGTTGTCGCACAGCTAGGAAAAGGTTCTGGAAAAGACTACTGCTCAACGATTGCAGTAGCGTATATAGTATATTTACTATTATGTCTAAAGGACCCAGCAACATATTACGGCAAACCTCCAGGCGACTCTATTGATATTATTAATATTGCAATTAACTCACAGCAGGCAAGCAACGTATTTTTTAAAGGCTTCAGGAGCCGCATAGACAAGTCGCCATGGTTTATTGGGAAGTACTATGCCAAGGCATCTGAAATCCAGTTTAACAAGGCTATAACGGTTCACTCTGGCCACTCAGAAAGAGAGGCTTGGGAAGGATATAACGTTATCGTTGTTATTCTGGATGAAATTTCTGGCTTTGCAATTGATAATACAACTGGTCACGATCAAGCTAAAACAGGTAGTGCGGTTTATGATATGTACAGGGCATCAGTAGACTCACGCTTCCCAGATTTTGGTAAAGTTATATTGCTATCATTTCCTAGATTTAAGAATGATTATATACAGCAAAGATATGATGCGGTAATAGGCGAAAAAGAAACTATAATTAGAGACCATAAGTTTAAGATGTACGAAGAACTACCAGACGGTACAGAAGGAAATGAGTTTGAAATACAATGGGAAGAGGATCATATAATATCTTATAAAATACCAAAGGTTTATGCTATTAAAAGACCTACGTGGGAGATAAACCCAGTTAGAAAGATTGATGATTTTAAAACAGCATTTTATACAAACCCGACAGATGCTCTTTCAAGATTTGCTTGCATGCCCCCAGATGCAGTAGATGCATTCTTTAAATCTAGAGAAAAAGTAGAGAAGGCTTTTAACGTGGGATCAATCGCAGTTGACAACTTTGGCAGACTTGAAGAGTGGTTTATACCAGACCCAGATAAAAAATATTATATTCACGTAGACTTGGCTCAAAAGCATGACCACTGTGCAGTAACAATGGCTCATGTAAATAAATGGGTTAACGTAAAGGTGACTGATACCTACTCGCAGCCAGCCCCAATTGTAGAGGTTGATGCTGTAAGATACTGGACACCGACCCCAGACAAATCTGTTGACTTTACTGAAGTAAAAGACTACATTCTTTCTCTTAAAACAAGAGGATTTAATATAGCAATATGTACCTTTGACAGATGGAACTCTCATGATATGATGCAACAACTAAAACAATATGGCATCAATACAGAGATTCTGTCTGTCGCTAAAAAGCATTATGACGATATGGCTATGATTGTGGCGGAAGAGAGACTAATTGGCCCACACATACCACTGCTTATAGATGAGCTATGCCAACTTAGAATTATGAGAGACAAAGTGGATCACCCAAGAAAAGGATCTAAAGACTTGGCGGACGCAACATGTGGGGCAATATTTAATTCGATCAGCAGAACAAGGTTTGATAATAATCAAGAAATTAATATTCATACATATGAATCTATGAATTACGACAATGATTTTGGGGCCAAAGATGACCCAGACACAACATCTTATAACATGATTAGGGCACCAAGAATGCCTGAAGGTTTGAGAGAAGCAATGGACAGGATGCAAATACTATGAGTGAATATCAAGAACTAGCAAAGCAGTGCAAATGCTGCACAAAACATGTGCCTTTGCCAACCGTAATGAAGACATATAATGGGCTGATTGTATGTCCAACAACATTACAAAATATAATAGAATATCAAAGGCTATGGGATTCTTTTGGCTCAAGGCCAATGGGCAGCATAAGAAAACATTTTTCAGAGTACGTGCAGCAAATAGTAGAAAATACTATTGACAAAAAATAATACAATTAGATACAATACTAACTAAGCGGCAGTAGCTTAGTTGGTTAAAGCCCCGAACTCATAATTCGGTAATCGTAGGTTCAAGTCCTACCTGCCGCACACCTTTGTAGCTCAGCGGAAGAGCAACAGACTTCTAATCTGTAGGTCGCTGGTTCGATCCCAGCCAGGGGTACGTTCCTATAGCTCAGCTGGTAGAGCAGCAGACTTTTAATCTGCGGGTCGATGGTTCGATACCATCTGGGGACACTGTTTATAAAAATTAAAGAAAATGGTATACTGGTATTTATGAATTTTATACACGAGCATGTAGCTATTTGCGACATCAAAGACGACATTAATTTTAAAAAAGTCTTTGATTGTTTTAACAATCTTGATGAAAAGTTTTTGTCTGTAAACCACAGGACTCAACTAACAATGAAAATAGACTTCCACTCAGATGAATTAATATCCGAGGACCAGATGTATCTAAAGCAGTTGGTAAAAGATAAAGTTCACCCATTAGTATATGATTTTATGGGTAAAGTAGGTGTAGATAAAAATACATACTCCCACTTCCCAAATATTCTTGCATCAAAAATGATGCCAGGCAGTGAAATGGGATCACACTTTGACCCCGAAGATGCAGTAGTATATTTATTGTATTTAAATGAAGGGTTTGAAGGTGGAGACTTAGTGTTTGATGACTTGGACATAACCTTCAGCCCGACAGCTGGGAAGCTGTTTATATTTTACAGCAAATACAAGCATCATGTAACTATGCTTAGCGGTAAAGAAAGGTACACTCTAAGCTCAGGGTTTGCCCCAAAAGAATTTCTTGTAGACTTTAAGCCTTCAAGCTAATTAAATAACAGTATAATGGAGTATAATGAAAAATATATTAATACTAGGTGATTCTCACGCAACAAGACTAGGGTATTCTTCTAAGGCCTGGTTCTCAAGCAATGTAGAGTCGGGTACGGAAATTCATTCTAACTCACACTATGAAACCAAAGCCCCAGATGAAAATGGTTTTACTGTATTTATGAAAGATGTTTTAATAGGATATGAAGATGACACTTCAAAGATATTAATCTCTGGTCACTCTGGTAGATCCGCATATAGCTATGATTTTTTAAACTTTGCAAGCGGTACCCAAAAACCTATATTAGAAAAATGGAACGCAGAGGGTAATATTTTTATACCTTGGCTTGGATATATAGACTGCAGAAATCATCTTCCAAATAAAAAATTAAAAAATTATGTTGGAGCGAAGGAAGTTGTTTCAACGTATATAGATAATGTCATAAAACATTTTGATAAATGTACAGTTGTTTTTATGGAGCCAGTCCCCCAATTTATAACAATTGTGACAAGTAGCTGGAGGTTTCCAGAGCTGGATCCCGACTTTGAATTTGAAGAAAGGCACGAGCAGTATTTAAATTTTGTTGAAGAATTAAAAATACAGTGTGCCGAAAGAGGACTCCCAGAACCTATAAATATTAGGGAAATTCTTGGGACAGATATGATCGAGTCCTGGATGCAGCCTAAAGATAATCTTAATAACTTTTTAAATGATCATATGAGGCAAGAGCACTATGACAAGGTGCTGTCTCATGTTTACAACAGGTTTTAATTTTTTTTGGTATACTAGGATCAGTATATTTTAATACAAATAGATTAGGAGAAATAAAATGGCAGCAGAACAAGGATCAGCAGCAAGACTAGTGGAAGTAGCACTAGCAGAAGTTGGAACTATTGAAGGACCAAAAGACAATGAAACAAAGTATGGTAAGTTTGCAAAAGCAAACTTTCAACCATGGTGCGGATCATTCGTTATGTGGTGTGCAGATCAAGCAGGAGTAAAAGTTCCTAACACTGTATACACACCAGCAGGAGCGCAAGCATTCATTAAAGCAGGAGCCTGGCAGATGGCAGAAGTAGCAACACCAGAAGTTGGAGATATTGCCTATTTTGATTTCCCATCAGATGGCGTAGACAGAATTTCTCACGTAGGAATTGTTGCTGCAGTAAATGCAGACGGCACAGTAGATGTTGTAGAAGGAAATACATCTGCAGATAAGAAAGGCGATCAAAGAAATGGCGGAGAATGTTGCCTAAAGAATCGTGCTTATAAGAAGAAGAACGGATCAAAGCTTCGTAGAAGTCAGATCGTAGGAATTGTAGGATTTGGAAGACCAACATTTGGTAAGCCTGTTGCTAAGAAGGTTGCAGCGCCAGCTGCACCAGTTAAGAAGGCGGCTCCTGTAAAGAAGGCGGCAGTAAAGAAGAAGTAATGTACGAATACCATGTTAAGAAAGTAACTAACGTAGTAGACGGAGATACAATAGACGTAGAGATTGATCTAGGTTTTGACATATCGTTTAATTCAAGAGTTAGGCTGGCTGGAATTGATACTCCAGAAAGTAGAACAAGAGATAAAGCTGAAAAGGTTTTGGGGCTTGAATCTAAAGAGTATTTAAAGTCTAAGATTAAAGACGCTAAAGATGTTGTCATTAAGACAGAGAAGATGGA